CTACCATATCATAGCCTTCATTGGTCCGGCTTGTGCTACCCAAACCTCTTGAAGAAATACCTAACTTGATATCTCTATCTACGAGCTTACCAAGAATCTGACCCTTTGGTGTATCCAACACTTCAATTTCACCAATAAGATCTTCGCCATCCCAACTTGTATTAGTAACTAGATGACTAACATTCTCTAACTGTACAATGGGTGAATCGGGGTGATCAAGTTCACCTAATGCCCTACGCTCTTGAATAAGTTCTTGATACTTCTTATCTTCTCTTTCAAGAATAGGTCGAGGATAAATTCTATTGTTAGCATTTGGCTTGCCAGCTGCTTGAATAACGCCTTTCATAGTAACTATACCGTCACTAGACTTAGATGGCTTTACGTCATCATACTCAAACAACAGAAAGGAGTGTAGTAAGTTTGGATCTTGGTTTTTTATCTCAGACATTTTTTTCACCCTTATCCCGTTCTTCGTGATTCATGCCATTAATTTTTTCAAGCAAACTTTCTAAGTCATCAATCATTTTACGAATGTGATTCAACTCAGCTGTTGCTCTCTTAGCGTTGAGTTTAGCAGCTCCAGTAGCAATATCCATTTTCAAGGCATCCAGAATAAACATTCTAGCATAGCCCAAACTTGTATTCAAGTTTTTGGAAATGCCCTCAAACAAACGAATGATATAGTTCATCCGTTCATTGCCGGGTTGCTCTAACAAAACTTTCAAAATAGTATCTTTGATAAGCTTGTCGGCGGCCTCCGCTACGCTCTTAGTATTATATGTTTTGTCCTTAGACTTGCCTTGCCGTTTCATAAATTTCTTCTTCTTCTTTTTCCATTGGTTAACTTCTTTTTCAGTAGGATTGCCTACTGCCGGAATAACGCCATCATACCCTGCCACACCACCTGTTGTTGATACTTCCTTCTTAATTTTTTTCATTTTATAAATTGTTATCGCGGAAGTTTTTTAGAGATTGTGATTCTACACTTTCATCGTTTCTAATCTTGGAGTTTTTTGCTTGCCATTCATCAATGTTAGCTTGACCAAATACATGGGAGACATCATTTAAGGGACCACCAACCATATACTCGTACATTCTAGGTGGAATTGTTCGGGGTGATAAATTATCCCCACTCATCATGTCCCAGCACTCCATAATAGTTTTTGCCATTATCCCATCCCATCGCGGTATTGCTGCAAACTAATAGTTGCTATATCTTCACCACCGTTGGTCATAGGTCTTCCAGTATAATTACTAAAACCACCATCTGGATTAACACCGCCAAGTCTATAGTTTCCCTTCACTGTAGCTAAAACTGCTGGCCCAGCGTCTGCGATCGCGAACATCTCATCAAAGTTCTTGGCGGCCTTTCCCCGAGCCTCAAATGCAGCGGCATCCTCAGTGCCTCTAACTGTTACATTCTTAGACATTGCATTTTTCATCTTCTTCTTAATATCTCCAGCGTATGGGCCGAGATCTTTAAGACTACCAAAATTATCAGTTAAATGCATATTCATAGATGCATCAGAGTCACTCTTAACATTACAAAAAGCATCCCATAAAACGGATATACTTGCAGACTTTCTTCCTACAGGAAGCGGTCGGCCCGAATTATAATTGTTATCTAGTCCCGACCTACTACTTAAAGGGTTTCTTATCGCATCAGAAGATCTTGACGTTGCTGTTCTATTAGCGTCTGGGCTGCCGGAAGGAAATGACGCGGCCCATTTTTCCATTAAAGTCTGTGCCATTAATATATACTCCTATATTATTTCTTATCCGCCTGCTGCAGCAGATGCAGATGCTCTATCCCACTCTGTATTAACCTCACCGAGTCTATGATTTCCTCTAGTATTACGATATCCGCCTGCAGTTGATTTGGAAACAGTAATACCAGACTTTCTAATAGCGTCTGATTTAGCGACAAGGCTTTTACCCACGCCGGATACGGCGGAAGTCATAGATGCAGACGAGGAACCATTAGCAACTAAAGCACTCCACAATACTCCAACATCACTATCGTGATGTCCAGGGGGTAAAGGGTTACTAGAGTTAAATCCTTCATCTAAAGCAGAGGATTCTCTTAGTGGATTTCTATGAGAGATTGCTGATGATCCAGATAGCCCGTTTCCGTCTGTACCGTCAGCCTTGCTGGCTTCTGCATCGGGACTGCCATTCCCTCTTTGGTCACCAAACAAGCCCTCCCATCGTTGCATGATTGTAAAAGGCATTTACATTCTCCTAAAATAATTTCAACTTATCTTTCATCTCCACTGACAAAAGAATATCTTTCAAATGGCTCGTGGTCACAGTAGGTTGCTTAGCGATACCTTGAAGTTTTTCTGTTACCAATTCAATCTTTCTTTTAATGTCCTTATCTTCTATCACTATTGACTTGTCTGCTACCTCATCTAACAAATCATCTACTTTCTTGCAAACCCAACTTTTGAACTCTGCGTTATCGGCAGAAGTATAATACTTGACCAAGTATCCTTTTTGTTCTGTTGTGAGAAGATGTTTATATGCCTCGTCAAATTTCTGAATAGCCAGAATCAAACTCAACTTTCCTGTTTGAACTTCTTCCAATGACTTGTAAGAAGGATTCTCAAACTGGCCTCGTCTTTCTCTTACTCGTTTGGCTTCTTGATTTTCTATTAAGTGATCAAATAAATTTTCATCTAGCGTAAGACGATCTCTAGAACTAAGGTACTGTTGATCTTCGTGTAGCTTGATGTGGAAGCTAGCTAAGGTCTTATAGTTAGGAATTTGTGTCCTAAGTACTTCTTTCTTATTAGTGACCTTAGCAATTTGCTCCATAAGAGCGTTAAGTTCTGAGTCTAACTCTCTATGCTTAATAGTTTTATTATATTCTCTTGTAAGATTTTCTACAAATCTAGAAGCAAAATATACATTACGAGCCTCACTATAAAGAAACTGCGAATATATTTTATAAGCCTTAGAGATTTCAGTAGACTTGACAAAATTCTCTCTTAAAAGAGAAAACAACTTTTGAGCTTTAGGAATATTATTTTGTGCAACCTGCGTTAACACCGCATGGTTTAAAACCTCAAATAATACTCCTACATTTTTTTGTTTATTATGCTTCATCATACACCCCTGGCAAATCTTTAAGATTCAATGACTAAAATAAATATAATAAAGAGTTTCTAAATGTCATTAATAATGTTTCTTAGTGATGAATCATCTAACTTATTATCACTTTTGTCCTTGACTAGATTCCTTAACATATCTTTTGATTCATAATTATACTGCATAATATCAGAAATGGTTCTATCGAATACATCTACCTTGGCGGATTTGCCATTAGTTTTTATAAAACCATTTTCATTATAGCTATAATCTTTAGGATATCCTGGCAACTCGCGAGTGCCCGTGGGATCATAGGGCATGGCATCCTTTGTCCAATTCTCCCTATCCTCGTTACTGTCTCCTTCATCGTCATCATCATCATCATTGCTAGGTTGCTGTCCACCCATCCCAGGCTGTTCCATCTCACCTTGCTCAAGCTTCTCAAGAATACTCTTACTGACTGCTTCTTTTTCTTGATCAATCTTAATAGTTGCAATTTCATTATCAGTTAACTTCAACACATTCTTCTGTACATAATAAGAAGAAATAATATCTGACTCAGCCATTTCTCTTGCCGTACCAAATCTTTTATCCATCAAATCAAGATGCATCATCTCTGTAATAGTAGATGGATTAGTTAGTTTCAAGTCAAAGTTGTAAATAGCTGACTCATCATACCCACGCAGATAAAGGTGAATAAGTGATATCTTCGCCAGTTCGCTGACAACAATCTTTTGAATACGTTGAATAGTTCTCGCAAACTTAATGTCCTCCTGTGCTAGTGTTGATTTTCCTGAGAGGTCTTCTTCCGCGGTAAGATAAGACTTAGGAACGCCGAGAGATATAAAAAGTTTATTTTGTAAATACTCAATGTCTTCAATAGCAGCAGCGTTTTCTCCGCCAGGAAGGGTTTCAATCCTACTGCCGCGATCGCCGCGAACTGGAATAAAGAAATCTTCCAATATAGATTCGGGATTATAACGTAAATCAACATTTCCAGACGACTCTGATACCACTGGTATCCTCTTAAGCTTATCACGCGCATTCTGCATGTACCCTTCCACATCTTTTGGTGGAATGTTTCCAACGTCAACATAAAATACTCGCCTTTCTGGTGCTCTACTAATACGATAGATTAGCATCGCGTCTTCAGCCATCAACAGCTGTTTCCATACTTTTCTTGAAGAATCCAGAACCGAACGCCCATAAGGCAAAAATCTATCGTCACCCAGTATTCGTAAGTGAGAGATTTGGTAGTTTTCAAAAACGGTATTCCCTTGTGAAGTCCACTTGAACCTCAGGCTGTTAGGATCGTTATTGTATCCCTCTTCTCTCTCTACTTCGCTTACGGGTAGTGCAATGGCACCTAATACACCTTCTTTGTTAACAATGTCTAATAGATTAAAATGATCTCCATACTTACACATATTTCTAATCCATGTCCACAAATGAAAATCAATATCTAATCTCTGATATAACAACTCCTCTAACTCACCAACAATTTTATCATCATCTGACATGACCTGTACAGTTTTCCCATCTTCTGCATAAGTCATAGAATCATCAGCATAAATATCTAAGGCTCTAGTGATCTCAGGGTAGTGATCCATTTCCTCATAGTCTCTTACACGTTCTATTCTCTCAGCACCCCCGATCAGATGCTCACCATACATAGTTTGAGTAGCCTTGTGAAAACTATCAAAAGCCTTTTTCTGGCTCATATTACTCGGGCGTTCCGTTGGAGTCTTGTATGTCGCTGATCCGCCCTTAAGTAAACGCTTTAGTATATCAAATCTATCTGCCATTTCTTATTCCTTTATTAGGCTTTTGAAGCATAAAACAAAACTAAACCTAGGACTACAGGTACTAATCCAGCAATCCCGCCCCACACACCTGCCTTAACTTTTAGTGTAGCAATATCTACTTGTATTTGTGTAAGTTTGCTGTCTATGTTATTGAACTTACCATCATGTTTTTCCAGTTTTTCCATTACCAATTTTTGATATTGGGCCCAGCTATCATCTACACCAGCCATCTCATATCCTCCTTCTGGCCGCCGCCAGTATCAAAAGTCCATTGTTTTGTTTGATCATCTGATTTGGCATTCCAAACACCAAACTCATATGGTGTATTATTAAAGCTAAGTCCTTGTAATAAATCTTTTGTCATTTCTTCGTCTTGACTATTGTACTTAAGCGTAGTCATTCTAACATACATTCCCATAGCTAGCGACATGACAAGATCATCATTATAACTTGCTAGTGCCTCTGGTTTACCATTATGGAAGATAAATGTTTCTAACTCAGCCACTGTTCTTTTTGAATGTAAGATAAAGTCATGTGTTCTGAGATCCTCTTCCAGTCGTGCTATACAAGCAGGTCTACTCTTCATACTCATAGTAAAACCAGGCACAGCATTTTTTGGAACATTATAAATATCATAATGTAATTGGTTGGCGTTACCTTCATGTATCTTTGTCAAATCTTTTATCGTCCAATACATATTCTTGTATTCCATTTCTATGATCTTCATCACTACATGATGACCCATAGAAGCGTTTTCAACCACTACGTATGCATTGTTATATTGAACTGCTGTGTTGTGTATAAGGTGAGCAAAAGCATCTGTATTTACCTTCCCCTTGTACTCTGCAACTTGTTCATAATTTTCTACATCAATAATATGGAAGGCAGAGAAATCATTACCGTCGCCTCGGGCTATGTCAGCACATAGCATATATTGTTTTGTATAGTCTGGGTACTTCCAAATCCATAGACCCTTATCAATCCAAGTTTTTTCTTCAGGATCTCTCAGATATGGGCGAAACCCATCATCTGCAACCTCTTCCTCATTAGGATGCTCTTCATACCACTTAAGAGCCTTCATGCTCACCACATTATTACCCGATTGTAAAAAGTCACAACCATGTTCTTGAGCAAACGCTTGATCACCTATTTTTCTTTTTTCAATTCTGGCCCATTCATCATCTCTATCGGGGTGTAGGCTCCAAGGTAGGACTATAGGATTAAAGGCGATATGCTTACTTCCTACTTTCTCACTAGTTCCTGCAGCTGCCTCTATATAGGTTTTATGAAACCAGTTACCAATACCGTTGGGAGAGGATAAAACAATACAATCACCACCTGTAGATAGGGTAGGTTGAGCGGCAACCCAGATAGTGTCCATCGACTTAATAAAAGCTGCCTCATCAATAATGAGAAGACTCAATGCCTCTGAACGAGCAGCGTCTTTAGATGTGGTTCCTGTAGCACCTGCTTTTATTTTACTACCATTAGCTAGTTCTATACTCTGTCGGTTATCAACAAGCATATCGCTCTTTAGGAAGTCAGGTATTTCTTGGAGGAACACTCTTACCTTATCAACAAGATTAGTGGCTGTATCTCTCTTGGTGGCAAGAATGAATATTTCTTTGTCTTTGAAAAAGTTGGCCAACCATCCGGCGTATGCAGCACAAAGTGTACTGATACCTAACTGACGAGCCTTAAGAATTACATTATAAGAGGTGTCTAAAAATTGATTAAGAGTTTCTTCTTGAAAGTCATAAAGATCAAAAGGCATCAAACCCTTACGCGGATGTCTTACCCTTCCATGAGTTTTAAAAAAATAAACAGGGTCTTTCCGGCATTTGACATATTCCTTAAGTTCTTCTTCGTTCATCCTTGTATCCAAGCCTCATTAGGTTTAAATACCTTCTCTAGAAGTCTAGCACTTGCAATACCTTCCAAATTAAACTTCTTTATATGTCTAGCTTTTGAATCATAAGCCCATAAAAATTCTTTTTCACCTTCATGCTTTATTTCATAAGGCTCAAGTACTCTAGTTACTGTTTCACCTGGTTCTATACGACCTTCGGGTGGTGGTCGCTTGAATACTTTAGGCGTTTTTTCATACCTAATTCGCACTACTTGACGATTCATTATACCATCAATTAAAACTCGCGTGATCTTATTAGATGTATTTAGTTTAGGCATCTTCTTCCGCTGGTTTTTGATCTAGACGTTGCATTTTAGCAATCTTATAGTCTGGCTCTAATATGCTAGTCAACTCAGAACGAGTAAGAGTGGTTGATACATATACAACAGCTTGGTAGTCTAACACACCTTTGTCTAGTTCCGCAACATTAATTCCTTGAAGTGCTTCCACCTCAATGTTGTTAATAGATAGATCGTACTTTAGTCTCCTAAGCTTTTGATCTTTGTTGTCTGTAGTAGTAAAGGGTATTTCTAATACCAATTTGAATTTTTTTGTTGTTTCTGGAATATCTCCCTCAATATCTTCCTGAGAATCTTCTTCAGCCTCTTTAAGGGCATTGGAAAGAGTGCTTTCAGTAGGCCCAAAACTATCAGCATAATCTCCAAATAACTTATATTTGGCAATTAATGTATCAAATTGTTTTTGACTTACAACGGTATCCAAAGCAATCAGAATCTGTTTACGAATTCTTCCTACAAAACCTAAGTCTATTAAACGGGCTGCTACCATACCCATCCATTTATCATGGGCACGTTTAGAGTTTTTCTTGTTGGCATTAACAAATCTGGCCATCAAATCTCTAATACTGCCCTCATCTTCTTTAATAATAGTTTTTAGCTTCATATTATTTTAACTCAATTTTTAGATGTATTAAACTTATTAATTTATGCAGACTGCCCGAAAGCAGTCTGCATTTTTTAAGGGTTGTGACTAACCCACTGCGGTTTTTATATCGCCAAAGGTTTCTGCCACTTTCTTACTTCCGCCACTCAACAATCCAGCCGTAAGCACTTGTCCTAAGACCGTAGCCTCTCCATTAAACAATAGCGCTATTAAGTCCACTGGCACTTGATTGGCAATTAGAAAAGAAACAGCAAAAGCGATAGGAACCTTAAGTCCCTTACCACCTAAGAGCTTCACGTAATACTTCCACCCAAAAACAGTGGCTAGTCCTCTTTCAACAATAACTGAAAGAGTAATTAATAGTGCAAACACACTAGCTACGTTTTCAAGTACGGGTCCGAAATCCATATACAATCTCCATATCGGTTAATTAATTTACATCAACCATTTTTCTGCAGAATCACTTACATAAATATCACTTATTAGGCTAAAAGATCAATATTCCTACCTTCACTAACGTGTTGCAACATTCTTATAATATTTATTTGAGCCGAGGATGCGTCGGGGCCATGTCGCAAAATCATTT